ATAGAACCGCCTGGAGAACAAAAGAAACATTTTCCTCGTTGTAGGCTTCTAAGAGATCCCTGAAACTGTTTTTCGCATCCGCTACACTCTACTACAATGATCTTTTGCGCATCGTTAATATAATTTTCTAACCCACCAATAACTTTTAATTGTCCTGTTTTTTCAATTCTTTCTTTTATTTCATCGTGAGGCAATCTTTTTAACTGGTCTAGGTGTTCTCTTATATGTTTTTGTTTCAATTTTAGCGAAACTTTTTGAGACATCGTCTTGATTCGATCGTCTGTTTCTTTCGATAATCCTTTTGCCCAAGGAATAATTTCTCCCATTGCAAACTTATTCTTTAGATTTTCTTTAACATTAGCGATTCTTGGATCCGTATCAGACGTTAATCCTTTGTTCCAAATCTTAATTGACCCATTGTTAAATCCCTTCTTTCGACCCACCTTTGTCGCGGCTGCTCTTTCTTTAATCCTGTCATCTGTTTCTTTCGTTAATCCTTTGGACCAGCCTGACTTGCCCTTCAAAGATTCTGATCTTTTTCTGGCGATTTCTTTCGCTGAATCAATATCCATCATCTTGTAAATAAAAGCATTATGACCATTTATGACAGTGGAATATCCTTTCCACCACCCATTCCATTTCGTTTCTTGATTACAACCGCATGCGCATTTCTTCGGCCCCCCGTTGACCTGATTCCATAGCTGTTGCGACGTGATTCCATGCGCTATTTCAAGGTGACTTTCAAAAGACGTTAATCTCTTTGATTCAAACAGATTGCACAAAGGACATTGTATAACCTTCAATTCATTCTTACCCATCTGTTCTTGCGCTTCCCTTACCCATAATATATTCTTAAGTTGATAAAAATTGTTGAAAAAAGATCTTAGCTTTTCATATAGGAATATTTATCAATACTCACCCCTATAGGAGAACACCACAATGGCTGAGACACTAGACGTTACATCAATGATTCCAAACAAATTCGAACCCAAACGAAAAAATCGTTGGGTTCTGATGATCGAAGGTATTGACGCCTACATCATCAAGACCGCGGCACGTCCTCAGGTCACGACAGAAGAAGTCCCAATTCCATTCATCAACTCAACGCGTTACCTCGCAGGTAAGACGACATTTAATGCGATGAACGTAACACTCCACGACCCAATCGCTCCATCAGGTGCACAACAGGTCATGGAATGGATCCGCCTCCACTTTGAGTCTGTTTCCGGTCGTTCTGGCTACGCAGACTTTTACAAACGTGACATCCAATTGAAGATGCTTGACCCAGTCGGCACAGTTATAGAATTATGGGACATCAAGGGTGCATTCATCACAGATGCAAACTTCAATGAAGTTACATACGAAGATGGTAATCCGGTTGAAATTGCTCTAACACTTCGTTACGACAACTGCGTACTGCAGTACTGATACAATAAAAAATCTTTATCAAATCATAAAGATAATTTCAATTACCTCTATGGCTTTATGCTGTGGAGGTAATTTCGTTTATGCTCTTGTTACAAGTTTATTTTCATGTGATTTTTCTTTGTCATTATGGTTTTACATTCGATTAGAATGATTACATAATGTAGTAATTCACAGGAGACGTATGTCGGATAATAGAGAAATTAAGAATTCAGTTTTCACACAAGGTGCTCCAGCCGGTCACGATAATCGAATACAATCAATTTCGCATGCAGACGCCGTGAAAGCAGAGTTTGGTTTGGACATTCCAACTGAGCTTGTTCCTCTTCCGTCAAATGGGAAAGTCTATTCTTCTGCTTCTTCATTGAGCGGAAGAGAGACTGTTGAGATTCGTCCAATGACGGCTCGTGAAGAAGACATCTTAACAAGCAGAGCCTTGCTGAAAAAAGGAACAGTTGTTACTGAATTGATTAAATCATGTCTAGTTGACAAGACTATTAACACGCTTGATCTTCTTGCTGGCGATCGAAACGCTTTAATGGTCGCAGTTCGCATTACAGGTTATGGAGCTGATTATACTGCAGAGGTTCCATGTGGCGAATGTGAAGCAAAGAACAAGCAAACTTTTAATTTAGCAGAACTTCCTCTTAAACGTCTGGAGTTAGATCCAACCGTCGAAGGCCAAAATTTATTTGAGTTTGTTCTTCCGCATACAAAGAAGAAAGTTCTCTTTAAGTTCACGACTGGCCGCGATGAGGAAGAATTATCGGTGCTACAAGAAAAGCAAAAGAAGCTTGGATTAAAGACTGACAACTCTGTTACAACGGCTCTTCAACAAGCGATTATTTCAATTGACGGTATCGAAGATAGAGCAAAGATTGTTAACTTTATTAAGATGATGCCGGCACGAGATTCATTAGCTCTTCGAAATTACATTCGTCAGAATGAGCCTGGTGTGACTATGAAGCAAGAGGCTGTATGTCCAGAATGTGGTCATTCAGAGGAGGTGAACATGCCGCTTGGTGTTAACTTTCTTTGGCCTACATCCTGATAACAAAGCTGACGTTATTCTTGAACCAATTTTTATATTGATGTATTACGGCGGGTTTACTTATAAAGAGGCATACAATATGCCTGTTTCTTATAAGCGATGGTTCATCGATAGAATAAGCAGAGAATTGTCAAGAACTAGTGACGATGGTCATGCGCAATCCAGGGCCCTACATGATAACTCGCCTGATGTTAGGGCTTTATCTGGACATGCTCGAGCAGAAACTCCTTCTCGTTTGCGTAGATTTACATAATTTATCATCGAGTCTTTTAAATATTGGCATTTGTTTATTTCGTGGGTGTAGATATATGCATGGCGCATCATAACGAAAAATCTTCCATTTCTTTAGGCCAAATGTCAGGTAATGAGACAATTAAACGTGCGTTGTTTGAAGCAATTGCATCATGGCTTGTTGATTCAAAAACGACAGAAGTTAATTTGATCGGAACGCCAGACCAAATTGGTGTTGTTCGCAAAGCGATGATAGAATCAAAAAAGTTTCAAGATGAGCTTTCAAATCCCAATTCGACTATTGATTTAATCTCAGAGAGATTAAATTCTAAGTTAATGGCTGCTCATTCATTTGAAAGTACTTTCGGAACGCAATGGTTGCTTTGAAACTTTTCTGGTGATATAAATGGCAAAGCGAGGAGGAAAAACTGGAGGCGGAACGCCTCCGCCAAATACAGTTCCTGATGATGTCATCTCGAAGCTTGCTGAAAAGCAAAAAGAGGCTATGGAAGCCCTTCGAAAAGAGATGCAGGATTTTAGCGAACAATCTAGCAAATCTTTTGAGATTGCCGCAGCTGCTGCTGCGCTTTTTGGAGATAAATTAGGTTCTGCAGCAGAGAAGTCAGAAACTTCTTCTCAATCTTTGGACGGTCTTACAAACTCTTTAAAGAAGATGGGAAAAGCGCAAGATGATGCAGCTAAATCAGCTGGATTTAAGAAAAAAGGAGGAGGTCAAGACGGCCAAAGCAATATTTTTGCGCAGATTGATCAGTCTTCTAAAAAAGCGAAAGTTAGCGTGACTGCTTTTGGTGTCGCAGTACAAGGTCTCGGAAAAATATTCAAGGCTCTAACTTCTTTTATAGGAGGCGCATTTGACGTTATCAAAGGTATTTTTTCTTTTGTAGCTGATGTTGCGATGGGCATCTTCGATTTTTTCAAGGGGATTTATGAAGGTCTCTTTGAGATGGCTCAAGAACAAAGAAAGTACGCGACAGAAAACCGGCGCGCCGCCGAAGAAATTCGTGAAAATTTCGGGGATATTTCAAAAGGTACTGGAAAAGCTGTCTTAGATTTTGGAAAGTCATTAGCTTCTGCTTCTATCGCCGGTCTCGGCGCGATGCAAGTATTCGAAAATGCAGCTGAAGCAATAAGGTTTGCGAATGAAGTTGCTTCAGCTGCTCCTGCAGCCTTCGATAAACTTCAGGACCAGTTTAAGGGTCAAAGAGGCGCCAACGTTGTCGGGTTTGCAAAGGGATTAGGGATTTCCACCGAGCAATTAGGCAAGTTGATGGGCGTCGCAATTTCTACCGGCAGGACCATGGAGGGTCTTGGCACTGAGATGACTAAATACTCGAAGGGTCTTTCATCTCGTTTTGGTGTTGATTCAAAACTCATATCTAAGTCGATGACGAAGGCGATGTTAGATGTGAAGCACTTTGCCAATGCAACAGTCAAAGAAATTGGTCAAGCTGCGGTATATGCTCATAAGCTCGGCGTTGAACTGTCGGATATCACAGGCATTTTGGATGCATTTGACACGTTCGATCAGGCAGCAGAGAATGTATCAAAACTATCTCAAGCTTTCGGCGTTAACATCGACACTATGGAGTTAGTCAGCGCAAAAACCCCTGCAGACGCGCTCGCCAAAGTCAAGGCGGCTCTTGATGCTGCAGGTAAATCAGCTGATCAAATGAATCGTCAAGAGTTA